GTTGGATACGCTGACAGCCTCCCCTTTAACCGAAAAACAATTTTATGGCACTGCAAGCAGACATAGCAACCGAGTACAGTATGGGCCGTTATGGCTCTGAGCTAATCACAAGCACTGCGGCGCAAACTGGCAATTGGTCTGCTTTGATTCCTACGGAGCCGACTGTTTTTGCGTCAATAACCGGATTTCAGTTTGCCGGTAATTGGCCGTCCAAAACAATGCCTACCGGAATCACGATTCCCGGCGATATAACTGCATTTCAAATCTCGTCTGGTAGCGTTATTGCGGTCAAAGCCCGAACACCGTAATGATCTCAATCGGCATAGCACTGAATCGGATGTTTGCCGGTCAAACCGGTGGCACTGATGCGCCGGTGCTACGTCGAGACGTACTGCAAGAAGACGATTTCTTTGTGCTGCAAGAAGACGGCAGCGGAAAGATCGTCATCACCTTTGGCACTTTCGATTCTCTGTTGCGAGAAGACGCTGGTTTTCTGCAACAGGAAGACCTCTTTAAACTCGCAATCCAATCCAACTGATTTATGGCAGACTCTAAAATTACAGCACTAACGGCACTGACTGCTGCCGATCCCGTCAACGATATGTTTCCGGTGGTCGATGTCTCAGACACGACGATGGCGGCAAGTGGCACCACCAAGAAGATCAGCGTAAACAACATCCTCTCATCCTCGCCGACCGCGAGTGGAGCACTGACTGTCACCGGACTCGTTACCGCTGGCTCCGCCGCAATCACCGGCGCACTGACTTCTGGAACCACTACACTGGTTTCCCATGCGGCTGGATACACCGGCAAAGTGGGTATTGGGACGGCGACTCCGGCAACGAATCTTCATATCGTCAACGATACCGCTGCAACAAATTCAGCCGTTGATGTATTAACAATAACTCAATCCAGTACGGGAACAGCCGCTTCTGGTCTTGGCGGTGGAGTGTTGTTTAAGTCTGAACGACCCTCCGGTGGTCTTATTCTCAATCGTGGAGCAATTTATGGTGTAGCAGGAACAGACCCTGATGACGATGGTGATTTGGCGTTTTACACGCTGACCGATACTGGTGCGAGTGGTTTTACCGAGAAGGTGCGTATTAACGCCCTTGGCAACATCGTGATGAAGACTGTCAATACTGGCATCGACTTCTCCATCAACTCCAATGCTGGGGGTGCTACCTCCGAGCTACTGAACGATTACGAGGAGGGGACGTTTACGCCGACTGTTATCGGAACCTCGACTGTTGGAACTGTTACTTATGCTCGACAACTAGGTCGATACACTAAAGTTGGAAATTTAGTAACTGTCCAAATATTTCTTTCTTGGAGTGCTGGAACAGGAACCGGAAATCTTGCTTTTGGTGGACTTCCTTTTACAATTGCAAATAATGCCAACGAATACCCATCAGTTGCAATTGGGCAGTTTGATAGCATTGCTTTAACAGCATCAAATGTACCTTCAATTATAGGATCTCCAAACACAACAGTTTTCAATGTAAACCAGTTTCCTGTCGGTGGCGGATCAAATACTGGTGTTGCTTATGATGGTGCTGGCGGAATCATAATGACATCAACTTATATCGTCTAACCTTATGCTAACAGAACGCACAATCTTCTCGCTCTGCGAGGTTCTCCCTAACGCGACGCTCCAAGTCCGTCTCGCGGACCAGATCGTCGATGGAGAAGCCGTGAAGGCTTCCACATTCCGCCGCTACTGCTTGCATCCCGGCTCCGACCTTACGGGTCAGCCGGAGCAGGTTGTCGCGATTGCAAATGCCATCTGGACTCCTGCCGCTGTCGCAGCCTACGCCGCCGCTCAAACCCCTAGCCCCACCATCCAATGATCGTACCAGTCAACATTGTCGCAGTGCAGGTGAATCAGAACAACTCGTTGTTCGTTACGACCGGAACGGATTACGACAACAGCGGTTCGATTGTCGGTTCTGAGATTACTGATCAGTACACGCTGAACCCCGGTGACTCGCTGGAAGGACAGCCGGTTGAGGTTGTGAATATTGCCAATGCGCTGTGGACTCCGGCGGTTGTCGCAGCTTACAAAGCGGCCAATCCGGTGGTTGAAGCCGTCCAGCCTACTGAGTAATGCAAACCGACACTAACAGCAGCAGCGGAGTTGGGATCTCTCTAGCGACCGCTGCCGCTGCTGGTGCGGTTTCTTTCATCCCGCAGCTAACTCAGTGGTTTCAACTTGGAGCCGCTGTTTTAGCCTTTATCGCAGCATCAATTGGTCTCTACAAAACCTTCAAAAAATGAACTGGAAAACTACTCTCGCTGGTGTTGGCGCAATCCTCGTCGCTGTTGGCGGTGCGCTCAAAGCGTTGTTTGATGGTGACCCTACGACCAATTTGGATATCGCTGCGACTATTGCTGCCGTGACCATTGGCTTTGGGTTGATCGCTGCCAAAGACGCTGACAAGAAGCCCGAATGAATTTCATTGAACAGATCGTTACCGCTCTGCTCAAGTGGTTGACTGGTTTTGTTCAAACTCCACCTACCGTTGAAGACGCAAAACGAGATCCAGACCTCAAAAAGAAGTTGCTGGATCGTATTGCTGAGTCTGATCGCTAGTTGCGGTTGTGGGTCTCGCGTGGTTATGGTGCCTCACGGTGAGCCGGTAAGGCTTGCTGAGAGCGTCAAAGCTCGCGTATGGGTTAAAAGAGCGGACGGTGTTTCCGTTCGCTCTAGCAACCGGATAACGCTTCCAGAAGGTTGGTACGCATTGCCTAAAGATTGATATGTCACAACAAGTCATCAATGTCGGATCAACCGCAAACGACAACAACGGTGATACGTTGCGCGGGAGTTGGATCAAAGCGAACGACAACTTTACGGAGTTGTACGCAAATCTCCCAATTGGAACGGTTCCAACAGCGTGGACTCCTGCTCTCACAGATTCCGGTGGTGGTCGCACTTTTGCTTTTACCATTAACACTGCTCGACATACTTCGATTGGATTTGTTAGCACGTTTACGGTTGATCTTACCATCAACTCTGTGACTGGTAGTGCTACCGGAAACCTTCGATTGACTCTTCCTGATCCCGTCTTGTACGAAGCAGCGTTTGCTGTCTGGCTCACTAACGGAACCAATCAAGCCAAGACTGCGGTAATTGCTAGAGCCATCAATGGAACTAGTTATTGCGAGCTTTCAGCTTTTGAGACCGGATCTGCGTCTAGTCTGGCGGCTCACCTACAAGCAACCTCCCGAGTTATTGTTACTGGTACTTACTTCACTTCGTGAACTTAATAGCCACAAGTCTCCAGTTGGGGATGTCTGTGCTACAAAGCGCGATGGGAAACCCGTCGTTTCTTTGGCAGGGAGTAATGGTGCGTTGTCTTCCCGCCGCAATCACTGATGCTAACTCGGTTATCTCCGGTGGGTTTCAAGATAACGTCCAAGCACGAGTGTTGGTCAAGTTCTCCGACTGGCGGTTAGCTGACTCCACGCTGGTAACCGTTGACGCTGCGGTCTGGTCTTGTGACGTTGGAGCTAACGCTGACCGGCTCCTGCAAGAGAGCGGCAGTCTGCTCCTCCAAGAGAACACAGACCGCTTGCTTTTGACTTTTGGTAAGATGATTCCGGTGGTGGGAAGGCTCCTCACTTACGATGGTCGCCAGATGCGGATTATGTCCGCAAAACGCGACGGCTCTGGAGCGTACTACGCTCTTGAACTTGGCTCTAAAACCAAATGACTCCAACCGTTACAGTTGATACGTCGAGGTTTGACGCTGCTTGGAAAGAGTACCTCCCCAAGACAAAGCGGTCACTGGCTGATGCGGTCAACGCTCGCACGTTTTTCTTGATGCTGCGGTTGTACTGCTTGTTGCCTCCTAAATCTCCCCAAGCGGCTCGTAACAAGATTCTGGACTACTTCAACAGACCGGTTGGAGCGGATCGTTTTGATAAGAAGACCGGCAAGCGAGTGGGTAAATCTCGACAGCTACGAGTGGTCCACTTAATCGCTCAAGCTAAGAACGCGAAGGCTGGAAAACCCGGACTCTACGGTCAAGATATGCGTGACGCTGCGGGAAAACTCCGCAGACGCGCTGCTGGTTCTGTTGGTTACCTCAAGTCTGCTGTAACCAAAGCGATCAAAAAGTTGTCGCCATCCTTCCAACAATTTGGTGGAACTCGACGAGCAAAGAAGGGTTCCGCTGGTGTTAAGTCAGTGGCTGGAAACCAAGCGTTGATCAATCTCGCGAATCAATACGGCTTGCCGCAGGAGAATGTAGCAATGCATCGAGGATCTTCAGCCTATGCTTACAACGCTAAAGCGGGATTCAATCCATCAAGCCACGTTCGCTTGAACATTGGACTAGCTGACAATCAAGTTGGAACCGTGGAAGGAATCTACAGCAAAGCGATGCAGCAAGCTTACAACGACGAAGCCCGTGAGCTTGAGAATCACATTGCCGCAGCACTCCAAGCCGCTTTTGATGGGTCTGAATCCAAAGGAATAACCGTCACATGAACGCTGTAGCCCTACGAACAGAACGCGCTCTAGTTGACTGGCTAGCCGCTAAAGACTGGTCTGCGTCTCCTATTGGCACTCCGACTTGTCTCACGAGCTATGGTCACGGTGCGTTTGCAGATCCAGACTTAGAGGATCAGATGCCGAGCTTCCCGCGCATCGTTGTCCGCGCATCGACTGCGGTTCCGGTGCATCCATTAGACCGCACTTGCGAGGTAGACATAACCGCTACACTCCAGTTATCCGCAGACGATACCTCGGAAGCTCATATGCTCGCGATTGTGCAAATCTTTGAGAATCTTCTGCAATATCTCTACGTTGACGGGAACATTGCGGAGTTAGACGCACTCGACACCGATCCCTCGGGAGGCTTCAACGCGCAATTTGCAGTACCCGTAGATTTTGGCATCAATGACATCAGCGAAAGAGCTAGAACTTTTTCGCGATCCATGACAATTTTCGCAGCAGCAAACACGATTTAACAACCCACAAACATGGCAACATCAAAAGGTCTAGCCCTAGTCTACGGGACTAAAGCTACCGTCAAAGTCTACGATTCCGCAAACCTTCTCCCTTTGGTCGCTGGAATTGCGACTCTTGAGAGCATGGACATTACGCATGAATGCGACACTGAACAGATCAAAAACTCATCTGGCGAAGTTATTGCAAATGTAAGTTCAGGTGACCGCTTGTCCGCAACCTTTAACATCATTCCAAGCGGATCAACATCAGCAAACGCTAAACTTGCTGCGGCAATTCCCAATGGCAACGGACGGGTAAACGTCACGGTTGCGGATTCAATATCTATCGGAGATGCATTTACTGCTGGAACTCCCCCTACGGGAAGCGATTCTATCAATGGCGATTGGATTTACATTGGAGGAGGAAGCCTTAAGTTTACGCAGTCTGGAAAGGCTATGCTCAGTCTCCCTTGCGTGAAATACGCTGGTATCAACGGAGCTACCGCAGCGATCACTCTGTAATCGTGTCAGAACTTGCCAGAATACTCGCAGAGAG